AGCAGTACGAAATTGCCCGCCGAGTTCACGACATTGCTGTTTGGCCCGACATAGGCGATGAGCGTGTTCGCTCCCTGCGGCGGCGTGACGGTGTTGTTGACCACATAGCCAACCTCGGTCGCGAAGATGCCGTAGTCCGTGCCGTTGCTCAGCCCCATAAAGAACGTGAGGGTGAATGCGCCTTCAGGGTCAGAGCCGAACGGCACGTCGGCATATCCGTTCGCCACGGCGCGGTCGCCAAGATCGAGCCCGCCCATAACAGGCGCCACCGTGTAGCCGTTCAACGGCCACAGGCCGAAGATGCGGATGCCGTCGAAGCCATCTCCATTTGCGACCGCCATGCGCTGCGCGTAGGCGGGATTGGCCCCGCCATCGATCAGGAACGCTTGCCAGTCCTGAGAACCCGCGTCGAAATACGGCGCGAGCGATTCAATCCAGTGGACGCCAAAGTCCGCCGCATCATCGTCGGTCTGGTTCGTGACGATGTAGAGCGCGTCCGACAGACCGTCATAGGCTGGACCGCCTTGCAGGGACGTGACGATGCGCGTCGTTCCGAGGTCGTGGCGATGCCAGCCCGTGAAATTGTCCCGTCCGCCGGGCTCGTTCTTGTACGTCGCACCGACGAGTGCCCCGTCTTCGCGCCGCGCCCAGATATTGAGGTTCGGCTCCTGCTGCCACGTGACTTCGGCAAGCCCCGTAACCGTCAGATGATCGGCGTCCTTGGAAATGTTGTGCGCGATGTAGCGGGCCGACGCGACCTGTTCATGGCCGAGCAAACGGCGCTGCTGGCGCTGGATGAAAACGGTCTGTCCGCCCGGCTGGATCGGTTCGATGTTCGCGCAGCCATACGTCGAGACTTTGCGCGCCTGAATGCTGGATGGCGAAATCGGATCATCGAGAGCCGACGCCTTGATGCGCCATTCGCCGGATTGCGTGCCGAAGATCAGCCCGTCATCCGTCGAGAGCATCCAAAACACGGCTTCGACTTCGTTGGCTTTGACCGTGACGGAGACGGCATTCGCATCGGCAACGGTGCCGTCCGTCGCCGTAGGACTGAAATTGAATGTACCGACAGGCATTTGCGCGCCCGTCGAGACATCGACGTTATTGGACGTGCCGCCGTCGAGCCGGTTTCCGACGACGCCCGAAAGCCATAGCCGGGATTCATGGTACGTCCCGCATGTCGGCCATCCGGTCGTGTCGGAGAACAGGCCGAGACGCCATTGCGTCGTCGCGTTCGCTGCCGAGAGATCGACGCCTTCGACGGTCGCATGAACGAGTGTGGCGCTGTCGCGCACGGTGATCTTGAGCCATGTCCATGTGATCGTCTGGCCCGTGATCTGCCAGTACGTCGATGTGTTGTCGGTCGTTGGATCGTGGCCGATATTTCCGCCCTGGATCGACGTGTAGATGTTGCTGTCCGATCCCGTGACGATCGCGGCCTTCGCATAGGTCGTTCCGCCCGCCCATGCCGGAGGCGCGGAGCGAAAGCGGACAAGGCGTCCAACGTCGGTTGAGAGAAAGCCCTGTCCGCCATTGATCCCGACGATTGACGACGCCGTGAGCGTGATGGTGCCCGTCGTGCCGGATGGAGTCAGTGTCGTCGTGGTCACGTTCACATCGAGATAAGGGCCGTCCTTGAATATCGCGGGATTGATCTGGAACGGGGCGTCTTCGGAAATCACTTCCGGCGCAAGCGTGCCCTGAAGCAGCAGAACAGTGTCCTCGTCCTGCACGGTGCGCAGGCTCGACCATGCGCCGGCGCTGTACGGCGTCTCGAGCTCGAACACTTTTTTGATGAGGTCCGGGCCGGAGCCCGTAGGCGGAACGGTGTAGACAAAGCCTGTACCATCCACATCATCGCCGGTCACGGCATCCTGAAGCGTGAAGGTCTGCGCTCCGGTATCGAGATTTGCGATCAGGAACGGTCTGCCCAAAAGGTCCGTGCATGATGCGGGCACGGAGCCCAGATAGAAATTCACGGTGTCGCCGTTTGCCCATCCGGCGGGAATTGCGTTCTGCGTTGCGATGACGACGGGATTTGTTGGAAGCACATTGGCGAGATAGACCGGGCCGTCCTCGTCTTCCGTGTCGAGCAGAGAAAGCCCCGCGACAAAGCGCACCCAGCCATCGGTGAATGCAAGCTGATAGGGCTGCGTGGTGGTGAAGTCGAAGGCCTTGAGAATACCCGCGGCCCCGCCCTTCATCAGCGCGATAAAGCGCGAGCCCGGACGGCGCGTCCATGCGCCCTGAATCAGCGGCATGGAATTGCGCATGACGTTCAGGCCGGTCCTGATCGCGGGATCGTTCAGCCGCCCTTGACTTGTTGCGCTCCATTCACCACCGCGGAAGTCGGTCTGACCATACGCCGAGTTCGCCATCACCAATTCCTGACGGAAAGCCACTCATCGATCTCGGCTTCTTCTGGACCGTTCTCGATTCCGTTTTGCGTCCGGGCCGTGGAAACCCACATCGTGTACTCAGCCCCAATTGCAGGCTTCTTCGCGTTCGATTGCGTGAGCACTTCGCATAGTTCAAATGCGATGCGCGCGGCCAGCCCTTCGCAGAACAGGCCGTCCATTTCGCTGACGTTCGTCACGTCCGCGGTGAAGCGCAGCGGGATTGCGAGGCGTTCGGTCGAGACGATGAAGCCGCCTTCGATGAGCCAGTCATCGTAAAAGCGTCCCGTGGGAGCGCCCATCCACGTCACTGATCCAGCCTTCGGTGCCTGGTTGGCCTTGCGCAAAAATCCGTTCGGCAGCGGAAAGACGTTGCGCGTCATGGACTGCTGCGACGGCCCTGTTCCCGCAGGATAGAGAATCCGCAGCGCCGAAAGCGTGGCGTCGAGCTTGAGCCAGTTTTGCCCGCGCTGTTGGTTCAGCGGCAAGGATACGGCGGTCCAGTTTGCATTCTCTGCCGGGCTGTTGCCGACGTTCAAATCCTTCTTGGACTGCCACGTCGTCGCGGAGAACGTCACGGTGTCACCGATCATATAGACCGTGGCCGAATCCCATGCGGGAATTGCCGTGGGGTCGTCCTCGTTCGCGGATGTGAGCGAGAGGTAAACCCCGAAGCTCTCGGTCTGCGGCGTGTACACGATATCGCCTGCATAATAGGCCGTGTCCGACACGAACAATTCCGCATTGACCACGCCGAAATAGGAGCGCCAGACCGTCGAGTTTTCCGGCGTCGTGGCACTGACCGCAATCGGGATCGGCGCCTGCCAGAGCTGGCCGTTGCTCGAAACGATGGCGCCGGCCTGATAGTTTTGCGCGGCGTCGAAGGCCGGGAATGTGATCGCCATGGTGGAAAGCGATACCGGGTACAGGACGATCCGGCGCAGCGCGAAGCACCATGGATTGCGCGCGAGTTCGGCTCGGCGCAGATCGTCATAGCAGGCGTTGGCCTCGGAGGCCTGCTTGCTGTCTTCGGTAAGGCTCGTGATCCGGGGAATACCGAGACGCTGCAACCCGCGATTCACGATGTCCACCGGCTGCGCGAAAATGCTCATCGGAACCGTCCCCTATCTACTGTTGCCCAAGAGCCCGTCGTTCGTGAATCCCGTGGTAACAGGGAACCCGACAATTTGACAGTAGAGGCTATAAGCCCGGCGCGCGATCTCTTCATGGCTGGGGATGGAATAGTGCCCGACGAAGAAATCCGGCGTCCATTCGATCGTGCTGTGGAGGCCGGTCGAATCCCACGCCGCGCATTGCGTCCGTGCAGCCGCGGCCGCCACGATCGCCGCTTCGACCGCGGCCTTGTTGGCGTCCCCCGGAAGCCATGCCGGGCAGAACCGTCCGAAAATCATCGGGAACGTGCCCCAGCCCAAGCCCCGGATTTTGTCGATCCAGTCGAGTTTGCGCGCCTGATACGTCGCCGCATCCGGCATCAGCGAGTGCCTGCTGTCATTGGGATTGTTGATGATCTCGACATCCGTTTCGCCCTGGTTCTCGAACCATCCCCTGACGACGCTCCCGGATACCGCCAGCCCGACGTTCACCCGCGCGATCATGTCGTCGTACAGATCATCGCCCGATCCGGCGTCGAGCTGGAGCCATTGCAGGATCGAAGTCGCGTTTTCCGCAGCCGGGATCAGCAGGACGTTTCG